GAAATCCACTCTTCGGCAACATACTCAAGATATGCGTCAACTCTCTCAGTGAGTTCTTCCTTAATGGAAACAACTTCCTCTTCAAGAGTTGCTTCATATTGTGCCTTCAGTTCTTCTTGAATTCCGGCAACTTTTGCGTTGATAGCAGTTTCAAAAATGGTGCGTGCCTTTTCTTGGAACTCCTCAGAAAGTTCTTCACCAGCAAGCAGTGCTTCAACATCCTCTTCGATGTCATATTCAGCAACTACTTCCTCTTCTTCGGCGACCACTTCTTCTTCAGTAGTTTCTTCTTCGGCAACTACCTCTTCCTCAGTAGTCTCTTCTTCAGCAACTACTTCACCCTCAACTTCCTCTTCCTCTTTCATACCTTTAGGCATAGCTTCAGCAGGCTTAGCACCTCTGTTTACTACATCCTTAACGGATGAAATTGTAGGTTCTTTGAGTTTGGCAGAGTTGTCATCTACCTTATAGTTTTCTGGAGTAGGACCACCGAGATCTTCCCAATTGCCAGTTTGGCCAGGTGTCGAAACACCGGAAGCATTGCTTCCTGCTTTTGGCATTGATTCAGATGCAGCAGAGCCTTTGGTTACTACGTTTTCCATTTCTTGTAAATTGCTACCAACGGACATTTGATTTATAGATTTTTTGTATTAATCTATATTTATTTATAAATTAAAGATTTAACAGAAAATCATTAAACAGATTCAACTTATGCTCTTCAAGCATTCTTTGATCTACGAGAGTATTAATTCTCTTTTGAGTTTTTTCTGCAAGTTGTTCACGAAGGATTCCACCTTCCCAAACCCACTCCTTACCTTCCATAATTCCCTGAACAAACGCATCAGGTGCAGAAGGATCGGCAACAATATCAGCAGCAGTTGCTAACATAAAGTCTTCACCAACAATTTTTGCACCACTACGATCTTCTCTTAATGAACCAACACCACGTGAAGAAACCCCAAGCATTACTCCCTCACCCAAAAGAGAAGATGCAATCTTACCCATAGGAGTATTAAGGATTTGTGCCTTCCCCTTAAAATTACTTCCCTCTTGAACAAGTGAAGTGATTTTATGGGAAACTCTATCAAGATTTACGGTAGGTCCATCTGGGTGTCCAAGTTCACCAAGAGCACGTCCTTTTTGAACGAAAGTTTCATTGTACCTATTCACTTCTCTAGCAAGAGTGCTCATAGGATACATTCTGCCATTGCGGTTTTTAATGTCTCCCTGAAGAAATACACCTTCAATGTATAACTTCTTATTGGCACCTTTACCTTCAGTAATAATTTGTACGTTTGAAATTTCTTCTGTGATGAGTTTCATTTTTCTTAGTTTGTGAATGCTATCTGAGAACCAAATACTGTACTAGCACTAACTGCTCCACCTGCCGCAAGTTCAGGTGTAATATTTGCTCCAATTTCTTTTTCAACAGAAAGTCTTTCTCCTCCTGCCATATGAATTTCATAAGGATCACTCGATCCTGCAATAATTACTTTTATTGCAGCAGTATTTGTATTAATGATTGATACTAATCTTGCATTATCTAAATCGTCAGCCTCTGTAGGGACACTAAGATCTTTACCAAGACTTACTGGTTTTACATTCATTATTCTTGTTCCTCTGGTTGATGATCATCAAACATGGATGCTCCAACAGTTGGTCTGATAGTATCAATACGTTCTGCTGCTTTTGCATATAAAACGTCTTTAATCCTGTCACTAATATCAGATGCAGAAGAATCTGCTCCGATTAAATTTACAATTTCTTCCATGAAAATTTAATATATCTATATTTGTTATTTATATCTCAGCAGCTTTACCATCTGCATCAACAATTCCGCCGTCAATTTCTGGTTCCATCGGCACATCACCCATCATACCCTGCTCTCCTCCTTGAGGTAATGGTTCTCCTGTAATAGGATCTACTGAACTTGGATCTGGAATAATTCCATCTTTAATTTCTTGTTCAATCTGATCATCCATCTCAATCATTTCAGCATCTGTCTGACGAAGAACCTTTCTACGTACCCATTCGGTGGAATAATACTTTCCAATATAAGGTTCAATCGTTGCAAGAACACCAAGACGTTCATTCAACATTTCAGTTTCTTTGAGTTCTGCAAACTGATTATCATATAAGAAATCATATTGAATGTGATCACTGATTCTTTCCCAATCTTCTGGTGATACAATATTTTTGAGAATGAGTTGAGTTTTCAACATGTCATTAAACATTTGAGCAAATCTCTTTCTCAAACGACCAACAAACTTGGCAAACTTAAGTTCATCTCTTAAAATTTCGGAAGAACGTCCGAGATTGAAACCTCCATCTGCAGCAATTCTTGATTCAGGAACTCCAAGTGCTCTATAAAGTTTCTTTTGGAAATATTCAATATCAGCAAGTTCTCCGAGATTTTGTCCACCCGGAAGTGTTGAGATTTCAGTTCCTCTACCACCTTCTCTTCTTGGAAGCCAAAAATCTTCCATCATACTCATAAATTTTCTATCATCACGAACTTCACCAGTATTTGCATCATATACTAGTTTATTGCGATAACGCATCATAACATCACGNAGATATTGTTCTGCCTTTACTTTAGGAAGATTGCCAACGTCAATATAGAAAATTCTACGCTCAGGTGCTCTAGACAATCTGTAAATAACCAAAGAATCCTCAATCATACGAAGTTGATTGAGTGCCTTGATTGCTTTATGCATATAAGACAGTACAGATCCTTTGTTTCTATCTACAAGACCTGAAGTGCAATATGTAATTGCATCTTTTGCAATTTTTGTGCCCTTATTACCTCCACTAGGTAAATTGCCTGTCGGATAGTTGGGTTTTGGTGTGTAAATAAAATACTCTTCAATTTCAGGAGCAATTCCGTTAGTTGTTTCATTACGTCCAGGAATATTTGGACCTATAATATTTTTTTCCCTCTTTTTTTCTTGACGAACAAATTTCATTTTCATTGGATCAATATACCTCAGTTCTTTAATTCCTTCCTGAGGTTTTTTTAGATCAATTACTTTATGATAATAGATTCTGCCATCAATATACCAATTTCTGAATATTTCGTGTGACTTATTATCAAAATCTAATATTTCTTTAATATATTTAAATTCATCTCTAATTGCTTTTTTTAACTTGTCTGTTGCATTTAAATTAGACAATTCAATTTCTACTGGAGAATCGTAAAGGTCACTTACGATTGCTTCATTAACAACATCTTCAATCGCTCCATCACACTCTGGATGGAGAGACATTTCTCTATATCTTCTTATTAAATCAAATTCTGTTCTATATTGACCTTCAATATCTACATACGAACCATAAAATCCACTACTAATATAATTGTCAACCCCGTCCTCATTATTTTGAGGAACGGGGGAAACTATATCTTTGGATTTTTTTTCTGTATCCTCAATAGAAAAACCGAAAAGTTTTGCCATAGTATAAACTGACTAGACTGTTATTTTACTATTTAGCTAATGTCTTCACCACCAGCATCGGAAGTTCTTCCCTTATATGCTTCCCAGTAATGAACTTGCATTTCTACTGTAAACTCTTGAATAGTATCAGTAGTTTCATAGTTCAAATCAATAGAAGAGATATTTGTTGGGAAAACATCCTTAAACACATAACTTCTAAGAGTTTCTCCAGTACGATCAAGTTGATGCACTTTAGCATCTACTTGATAATTTGCAGGATCAGTTTCTCCAGTTCCATTATCGAGTTTATTAATATAGTTCATCCACTTTTCAAAAGCAGATCTAATATTGAAAGATGTGTCATTGAGAACTGTAATAGTCCAGGTCTCGAATGTTCTATCACCAGCAATTTTTAAAATTCTTCCTCTGAAAGGAACGTCAATTGGTGCTACTGTTGATGCTGGAAGTGCAGCTGCCTTTACCAAAAACCTTGCATTTTCAATAACTTCATTTTCAGATTGAACTGCAACCCCCGAAGGGAAAGTTAATTCCACTTCGAAGAGGTTAGGTCTTGCTCCACCACCTTTTAATTTGCTTTTAAAATCACTGATGGTTCTTAATGGTAAAGTATTTACTTGTTGACGATTTGCCATTGTTTCTTAAACCTCTGAATTAAACGTTACCGATAACTTCTTCAAATGAAACACCAGTTCTGGTGGCAACAAACGTAAGACCAATGAAGTTGATAGATCTTGCGGGTTTGATATAGATATCTGCCACAAACTCATTATTATCTATAACTGCAGCAGTGTTATTTGTCTCATCGCAAACAACAACAAAGTCAAAAATACCTCTCTTTGCTTGAACATCACGAAGGAAAGGTTCTACAATATTTACAAAGTTTGTTCTTGTAATTTCGTCATTGAACTCAAAGAGTTGATCCTTGGCAGCAGCAGAAATTGCATCTTCCAAATAGATAAACAATCTACGAACATTGATACGATCAAATGCCGATGATTTGCCATATCCGGTTTTGTCACCAAAGAGAATAATGCCTGCACCAGGTGAGAAGATAACTGGATTAATTCTATTAGAATATAATTTATCTCTCTGTGCCTTATTGGGTGTATATGCAAGTTTAACTGCGTTCAGAATTCCTCCTCTATTTGTTCCGGCAGGTGAGAACCAGGGGAAGTTATTTACATCATTTCTTGCACAAAGACCTGCAATATCTCCATTCAGAGGAACATATCTAAAGGTGTTTGCAAATCTATCAAACATATACTTATATCCACTATCAAAAATTGCATAAGTGGATGAAGTAATGGGAGCATAGAAACTGAGAACATTCTCAGTAA